ACTCGTCGTGGCCGGCGAAGACGATCACGCTATCGGGCGTGAAGCCGGCGCCCTGGACATGCAGCGTGAACGACGGCGCCCCGAGCGCGACGCTGTCCGGCGCGAGCGCCGTCAGCGCGGGCGCCGACCCCGCCCCCGACCCCGGCGCGTTGACCGCATCCGGCCAACTCCACTGGCCCACGCCCTCGCCCATGACGACGTCGTCCACGAGATCCGGGCCGCCGCCAAAGACAAACAGCCGCACCGTGCCGTCCTCGCGGACGGCCTGAATAACGGCCGGCACCACGATCGCGGGCTGGTGCGGACTCTCCACGATGTGATACAGCACGATGCGCCCGAGGTTTGGGCCTTGCTCGACAGCGGTGCGGGCGCGGTGCGCCGTCGCGCGATCCGGCACCGGGGGCGGGGCGGGCACGGGGAGGGGGTCGGTCACGGGTTCCGTCACAGGTTCAGTTACGGGTGCTGTCGTCATGGCTGCCTCACTGTTCGTTCACCACGGCCGCCGCATGCGGCCACTTATCGTTTCCGGGTCGGGGGCGTCGACGGCGGGCCATCGGACGGCGCCGCCAACGCGTCCGCCCGCGCCACAGACCAGCCGTCGGCCATCGCGGCGGCGACCTCGTCCGCGTTCTTGACCACGATGTAGAGCGGCCCGCCGTCCTCTGCGGTGCCCGCCTTATGCATATGCTTCGGCCACTCCATGAGTCCCAGCCCGAGCGGGTCCGTCACGGACACCGGCGGCTTCAGTTGGTCGAACGCCATTCCCTCGGCCATCGTGTGCTCCTCAAAGAGTGGTCACGGTCGCAATGGCGGAACCACCCGGCGGCCCGTGCCGCCATGGCGACCGTGCGTGTCGGTGCTAGCCGCAGGGAATCACGACCGCGCACTGTTCCGCGAGGCCGATCCCGAACCCCCACGTCAGATCGAAGCGCGTCGTCAGCGACGAGGTCCGGTTGTCCCAGTCCTGAATCAGCCGGATCGCGAGGCCGGTCTTGGGATCCTGATACTGCTTACAGAACTCGGCCTTGGTCGGCTCCTCAAGCTTCTTGCCGGCGATGAAGAACGCGCCGGGATAGAGCCCGAGGCCGAGCTTGCCGACCTTCCCCGACGGCGACGTCGTCCCCGGCCAGAGCGTCAGCGCCGCGCTCGGCGCCGGCAGCGCGTCGACGTTCTGATAGTGGCTGCCCGGCCCGTAAATGGGCGGATAGACGGTGATCGTTGCCACCCCGCCCGCGCCCGTCACAGGCGCCAGGACGCTGAACGTCTTGGTCCCCCCCGCCGCGACGCTATTCGGCGTGCGCGTCATCAGGTTGACTTCGTTCACGGCCGCGATCGAGAACTTGTCGCCCTTCTTGAACGTGTCGCCCGTCGTGCAGATCAGGTTCAGGGTGCCGCCGCTCTGGCTCGCCGCCGCGCTCATCGTCACCGCGCCCGCCCAGGTGCCGGCCGTGTGCCGATAGAGCGAGTTGCTCGCGTACCAATCGAACGAATCGCTCTTCTGGATGAACCCCGCGCGGAACTGCCGCGAGATGTCGAGCTGCGGATTCGTGAACGCGTTCGCGCTCGTCTTGACCGCGCGATTGACGACCGGCGGCAAGAACAGGCCGAGGTTGTCGTCATCGACCGGGCAGCCCATTTGCGTCAGGTACTGCAGCGCCGCCCCCGAGGTCGTATCGAAGGTCGTCGGGTTCGTGCCGAGCGCGCCCACGATCATGTTGGCGTTTTGCGCCGCGAACGTCGCCGCGCTCGATTCGATCTCCTGCCGGATGTAGGCGACCGCCGGCTTGAGGTAAATCTCCTCGACGCGCTCTTCGCCGCGCTCCATCAGCAGTGCCTGCTCGATCGACGCCCACTCGAGCGCGATCGTCGCCGTCTGGTCGATCGCGATCGTGGTCGTCGGGCGGTCGAGGTTCTGCGCGGTGAAGGTCATGTCGTTGCGTTGCACGGTGTAGCGCTGCGAGAGCGGCACGGTCATCGTTTTGCCGATCGCGAACTTCTGCGCGTAGTCGCCGGAGTACTCGTCGCTGAAATAGGGGGCAATCGCGAGCGAGTTTTTGAGCAGCGAGAGGCCTTTCATGGCGACCCAGCTGGTCGTGTTGAACGTGTTCGTGGGCATGGCGGATTCCTATCTCGCGCCGCCGCGCCCGGCCGTGCGTTGCCGAATCTTCCGGGCCATCTCGGCGGCATCGTAGGCGGCGAAATCGCCGCGATCGAGCGCGGAGCGCACCGGGTCGGCCGAGCGGCCGGCCTTCGTCAGCGTGGGCGGGGGCGGGGGCGCGGAAGACACACTACGGAGCGGGACCGGGTTCTCGCGGGCCGCGCTGTCCGGCGCAGCCAGGCTCGCCTCGTAGGCCAGGCGGCCCTCGAGGCGGCGGAACTCGGTCACCAGGTGATCGACATGGGCACGGACGCGCACCTGTGGCGGCAGCCGCTGCAGGGACGCGGGCGGTGTGACGAGCTGCGCGAGCGCAGTCGGGTCGGCCGAGATGTACTTGAGAAACGCGACGGCGTGCGGGCTGTCGTAGACGAGCTCGCCGATGATGTGTACGGGCCCCGGCGTCTGCCCGGTGCGGCGCGCGTGGTCGAGGCCGCCCAGGTTCTTGGCCTCGTCGGAGAGCCCGGTGGCGAACGCGGGATCGTCGGTGGCCGCCGTGGTCAGCCGTTCCCGAAACGCCTGGTCGCGGGCGACGAGGGCCTCGTGCCGGTGCTGCTCCGCCGCGCGCTGGCCCTGGACGGCGGCCTGTTCCGCCTGCAGTTGGTCCTGCAGGAACAACGTTTGCGCGGCGTTGTATTCGGGGTAGGTGTCGAAGTCGTCGATCTTCGGCGCATCCGGCCGGGCCAGGTAGCGCGCGGCGCGCTGTTTCTGGGTTTCCGGCGCGGGCTGGCCGTTCGGCGGCTGGCCGTTCGGCGGTGACTGACCGTTCGGCGGTTGGCTCGCGTCCGGCCGCGCGGTGCGGCTTTCGAGCTCGCGCAGGCGTTGCTCCTGCTGCGCGATCCGCCGTTCGTAGTCGTTGATCGCCTGCTGGCGCTTCGAGACCGCGCGCTCGCTGGTCTCGCCGTCGGGACTCGCTGCCGGCTGCGTGGGTGCAGCGGGCCGCGTGACTTCGGGGACCGACTGACCTTGCCGTTTGGCGACGTGCGCTCGATCGAACGCGCCGAAGTCGCCAGACTCCGCCGCCGCACGTTCTGCGGAGACGGGCGCCGGGGCGGACGGGGCATCGGTCGAGGCCGGCGGCTGCGCGGGTGCAACGCCGGGGACGTCGTCTGGCATCAGGTGCTTGCCAGTCTGCGAAGACGCCCCGGGGGGGCGCAACCATTATTTCGGCGGGCGGGGTGCGGGCGCTAGGCGTCGGCGGTGTCGAGCACCATCCGCACGGCCGCGTCCTTCGCCTCGAGGAGCTTGCGCAACGCCACCGTGCGCTCGGGATTCATCGGGTAGGTTGCGACTAAGTGCTCGGCCAGCTCGCAAAACGGCTTGCTCGCCTCCTGGAGCTTCGGCGGCAGGTGATCGTAGACGAAGAACTGCAGAATCCGGTCGTGTGGCATCTCCGCTCCCTTCATGGCCCACAGCACGCGCGCCAGCACCTCGTCATCAGCGCCCGTCCACGGTCGCCCGTCAAACTCCCGCACGAACCGGATGGCAATCCCGGTCTGCGGATCCCTCAGGATCTCGCTCACGGCGTGAACGCCTCCGGCGGCCCCCCGTTCGGCAGCGGCGGCATCGGCGCCTGCTGGCTCGCCTCGGCCTGTGCGGCTTCCCGGCCGGCCTGCCGCACCGCGTGCCGGGCCTCTGCAGCCCCCAGCGCCGCTTCGTGGGCGTGGCCCTGCGCCGCCATCCGCACTTCATGCGCCGCCGCGACGGCATCCGCCGCGAGCTCGTGCTGCTGCGTCCCGACGCGCGCCCGTTCCTCGGCAAACAAGCGCATCGCGTTCTGCAGCGTCTCGTACTTCGCGCTGAGCGCGGCGACGGCCAGCTTCGTTTCGTTGGCCTCGTGCGCCCGCTGACTGTCGCCCTGCTCCTGCAAGAGCGCAATCTGCTGCTTGCTCTGGAGCTCGCCGGCCTTGCCCTGCGCCGCCTGCTGCGCCTGCTGGAGCGCCTGCGTGAGCTGCTGCACCTGCGCCTGGAGCGACGCGACCTCGGGCGAGACGGGTTCGCCGGTCTCGCTCTTGAACTCGGGCGGCTCGATGAGGTCCGCAATCGCATCGCCCATCGGCCCAAGGTTGCGCATGCGGATCGCGCGGGCAAACACCGCGCTCGCCACTTTCGGCCCCGCCAGCTGCGCCACCATCCCGAGGTTCTGCACCAGCGTCTCGGTGAAGTCTTCCGCGGCGTCGCGCTCGCTGTCGCTCGACGGCGCGCTCGAGACAGTCACGAGGTAGTCGCCCTGCGTGCTGACGCTATCGGGGTCGTTCGGGTCGTTGATCCGCGTGGTGACGGCTTCGCCCGCCGCGCCCATCGTGCCCGTCTCGCCCGTGTAGTCGTGAATCTCCGCGGCGAGGTCTTCAAAGATGATCCCGACGCGCCGGATCATCGACTCGTAGCTGTGGACGAAGTGATACGTCCCGGCCGCCGCGGCGCTATCGATGCTCTTGAGCGCGGCGCCGCTCTTGTCGTTGATCCGCTGCGCCTGCGTCGGCAGGAAGTTGCTGCCCATCGCCGCCTGAATCGCGCGGCGATAGCCCTCCTTGACGGCCTGGAGCCCCTGCAGGTATTCGCCCTGGAGGTAGTCGAGGCGTTGCGGCGGCGGCAGCGGCGCCTCGCCGCTCGCGGGCGTCCGCATCAGGTAGAACAGGACCGACTTCGGCGTGTGCGTGGAGTCTTCCCACTCCTGTTGATGGCGCCCGAGCTGCCCTTCGACGGCCATAATCGGACTCTTCGGCACCATCGAGAGCACTTCGAGCTCCTGCGAACAGCAGTAGCAGTAGGCTTTCCACGGGTCGCGGCCGAAG